TCAAAACAAAGATTATCAAACAGTATTTACCTGTTATGAACAAGTTGATTAACAAGTACCTGACTGCAATGGACTTCTTTGTTAACTTTAATCTGAATGAATCATTCGAAGAGACAATCAAGTCTAGACACCGTGATGAGTTCTCCTATGCATCATTCTCTGAAGGTGAAAAGATGCGTATCGACCTAGCATTGTTGTTTACCTGGAGACAGATTGCTAAGATGAAGAACTCAGTAAGCACCAATCTTTTGGTTCTTGATGAGGTGTTTGACTCTTCACTTGATGGTGTTGGAACAGAAGAATTCTTAAAACTTTTGAACAGCCTAGATACTAACACAAACGTTTTTGTTATTTCCCACAAGGGTGACCAGCTTTTCGATAAGTTCAGGTCTATAATCAAATTCACCAAAAAGAACAACTTTAGCCAAATAGAGAAATGAAATGACTGAGAATATTAATGATGTAATTAGAATTGATACGGACTCTTGGAAAAAAGATTTACCAATTCTACAAAGAGAAACAATTGAAATATTCAATCTTGTACCAGAGACTCACGTAGCGTTACGTTCTAAATTACCAGACTTTGATTTTTCGGATCCATCTGTTGATGCAAATAAGTTTGCCAGTTCTTTGGTTGAAACTTGTAAGAAACATGGTGGTATAGGTCTTTCTGCTAATCAGTGTGGTTACAATCACCGTGTTTTTGTTATGGGTTCAGGTGACAATTATGTTGCGTTCTTTAATCCAGAAATCACATGGTCTTCCGAAGAAAAAATTAAAATGGAAGAAGGATGCCTATCTTATATGGATTTATTCCTAAACATTGAACGTCCAATTTCCATTGTGGTAAGTTACCAGGACTTCACTGGTGAGAAGAAAACTGCACAGTTTGCCGGATTAACTGCTCGTTGCTTTCAACATGAACTTGACCACATGAACGGAATAGTGTATACTATGCATGTGAAACCACTGGCAATGCAACAAGCACACAAGAAACGTGCTAAACTTGCCGCTGAAAGACGCAAGTTACAACAACTTATGATTAAAAAAGTGAAAGAAAAATTTAATGTCAAACGATTCTGAGATTGAAAATGAAAAGTGGCCAGCACATGTGCAAAAGCAATGGGAAGAATGGTCAGATAAGAATCCAAAAAGTTCGTTCGAACATGTTGATACCGATGAACTGAAAAAAGTTCTGATCGAAGACTTGACTTATGCATCCAATATGGATGTTAAAGAATACACACTCTACCAGAAATGGTGTGAAGTGCAAGAAAAGTTTCCAACAAAAATCAATAACACTCTTTGGGGTGATGAAGAAAAAGTTCTTGTTGATGAAGAACAAGGTAAGTACATTAACATTGCAAAGAACAACATCTGGATTCCAGAGTCACCTGATGACTTTATGAATCTGTGTCCTATCATGGAATATACTGATGATTCAGGTGAAACATTCACGACAGGTCTTGATGGTAGTTTGGTAAAAAACGACAAGAAGCGTACTAAAGACCTTCCTGTTCTGTGGAATACCACACGTACATTCATCTCAACAATGAAGAACAACTCAAACATCGGTCGTAATCTTAACTTCATGGTTAAAGATGATGTGACAGGTAAGTATCTCGGTGTGATTTGTATTTCTTCCGACTTTCTAGATTTGACACCACGTGACAAGTTCATTGGTTGGGAACGTGAAAAGAAAACACAAGGTGGTATGATTAACCATACAGCCATCGGTTCTTCTATTGTTCCGCTTCAGCCACTTGGTTATAATTACATGGGTGGTAAGCTACTAGCATTGATGTGCTTGTCTGATACCGTTCAGCGTTTGTGGAAAGAAAAGTATGGTGATGTTCTTGCCGGAGTTACAACCACTTCTCTTTATGGAAATACTAAGTCTGGTGGTCTTTCTCAGTACGATGGTCTTGAGTATTGGAACAAAATGGGTTTCTCATCTGGTTCAGTTGCTTTCGAACCTCGTAAATCCACACTAGCAATGGTTTGGAATTGGCTCAAAGAAAACCACACAGAGAAATACTTTGAGTGGTGGGAAGCCAAAAACGATAAAGGTCTTCCGTTCAAACGTGACCACAAGAATCGTTCACTACACTTTGCTTATCCTAAACTTGGTATTCCTAAAGAGATTACTCGTACAGACCACCAACGTGGTATCTATTTCTCACCTCTTTACAATAATACCAATGAGTTTCTCCGTGGAGAAATTGCAGAAGACCAACTCGTAAAGTCTTTTGACACCTCTGAGGAAGCCCTTTCCAATATCTGGAAAACAAAATATGCAAAAGGTCGTATCCGCCAATTGCAGAAGAAAAACAATGTTTCATATGAAACCCTATTCTATGATGATCTTGTTTATCTAACTTGGGAAGAAACTAAATCCAAGTATCTTACCCAAGTCGGTAGGTAAAAATATCAAGTGTACCACAAAAACACTTGACTTTTGACCTACATAATAGTATGATACACGTTCTCTTATGAGAATTTAACTTAACTTAAACATGGAGTTTATTATGAAAAAACTGACTGCGAAACAAAAAATGTTGCAAACTTTGACCAAAACTACTGGTTATAACACCTTCAGCGTAGCACAAGCCCGTGCCCGTTTCGGCATCACAAACGTTGCCGCACGTATTGCTGAATTGCGTAGCGAAGGTTATGCAATCTACACGAACATGAAATCACGTGCAGATGGTTCTAAAGTTGCGGTGTATCGTCTAGGAACACCATCGAAGTCTTTCAAAGCACAATGCCGTGCTATGGGCGTTCGTCCACAAACCGTTTAATTGATGGTTTGATACGGGAGAGTACCATTCATTAATGGTCTCTCCTTTTTTTTATTTTTGGAGTGCAAATGGAAATTTCAATCAAAACAGAAGAACTAAGAAAACATAAGCTATTTGTGGCCACACCGATGTATGGTGGACAAAATCACGGATTGTACATGAAGGCTTGCCTTGACCTTCAAGGTATGTGCATCCAATATGGAATTGATGTAAAATTCTCTTTCCTATTTAATGAGTCTTTAATTACACGTGCGAGGAATTATCTGGTTGATGAGTTCTTGAATCGTTCTGATTGCTCACACATGCTCTTCATTGATTCAGACATTAACTTTAATCCGCAAGATGTTATCGCAATGTTAGCATTGGATCGTGATGTCATTGGTGGTCCTTACCCTAAGAAAGCCATCAAATGGACTAACATCAAGAAAGCCGTACAGATGCATCCAGACATTGAACCTGGTGTATTAGAGAAACTTACTGGTGATTATGTTTTCAATCCAGTAAAAGGTACTGCACAATTCTCCGTTTCTGAACCACTTGAGGTTATGGAAATTGGTACAGGCTTTATGATGATTAAACGTGAAGTGTTCCCTAAATTTGCGGAACAATATCCACATCTCAAGTACAAGCCAGATCACGTTGGTCAAGCACACTTTGATGGCTCACGTTACATTCATGCATACTTTGATACCGTGATTGATCCAAAGTCTGAACGTTATCTATCAGAAGATTACATGTTCTGCCAATGGTGGCGTAATATGGGTGGTCAAATCTGGCTCTGCCCATGGATGCGTACACAACACATCGGTACTTACCACTTCCAAGGCGATATGCCTGCTGTAGCAAATTACGTTGGAGAAATGTAATGCTTGTTGGTTTACTTGGATTCATTGGTTCAGGTAAAGGTACTGCTGGTGACATTCTTAAAGATGTTGGTTTTACTCCGATGAGTTTTGCCAAAGGTGTTAAAGATGTTGCCGCAGAAATGTTTGATTGGCCAAGACACTTGTTAGAAGGTGATACTCAACACTCAAGAGAGTGGAGAGAACAACCTGATAAGTTTTGGTCGAAAGAATTTGGTCGTGAATTTACACCTAGATTAGCACTTCAATTGATGGGTACAGAAGTTGGACGTAATGTATTCCATACAGACTTCTGGATCATCAAAATGAAGAAGTACATCGAAAGTAATCCCGACCAAAACTTTGTTATTACAGATGTTCGTTTTCAGAATGAAATTGAATTCCTCAATAGCAATGGTGGTATTCTAATTGAAATCAAACGTGGTATCACTCCTCACTGGTATCATATTGCCTCTAAAGCAAATCGTGGTGATTTAGGAGCATTGAATTTTATGGAAAAACAATCTGGTGTTCATGCTTCTGAATGGAGTTGGATTGGTGGTCACATTGACCATACAATCGACAATGAAGGAACTATGGAAGACTTGAAGAATAATATTTTAGGATGCTTGAAAAAATCTTATGGTTCAAGTATAATTGTGAATTAATCAAAGGAGTATTGTAATGAAACTGTCAACTGACACATTGAGTGTATTCAAAAACTTTTCTACTATTAATGAAGGTATCTTTGTTAAGCGTGGTAATGTTATTGAAACCATCTCTAAACAAAAGAACATTCTTGCGAGAGCAGAATTGAAAGACACATTTGATGATGAGTTTGGTATTCACGACCTGAATAACTTTCTCGGCGTTTTGTCTATGCAACGTGCAGACACACCAGAACTAGAATTCTCTGAAAAGAATATCACTATTCTCGGACTCTCTGGTCGTTCTAAAACAAACTATCGCAAAGCATCGAAAGAAACTATTCTTGTTCCACCAGACAAGAAAGTAAACATGGAGAATGCAGAAGTTAAATTCACTGTTACTCCAGATGACCTCGACTGGATCACACGTGCCGCTTCAGTCTTGGGTTCTCCTAACATCGCTTTCGTTTCTGATGGTGAATCTGTTAGCATTGAAACTTTTGATGCAAAAGATGATGCCGCACACGTTAATTCAACTAAATTGAATGTTAATGGAACAGGTGCAAAATATCGTATGGTGTTTGCCACTGACAACTTGAAATTGATTCCAGGTTCTTATGACATTACTATTTCTTCTAAAGGTATTGGTCACTTCAAGAACGCAACAGTAAATGTTGAATACTGGATCACAACTGAAACTGGTTCTAAGTACGAAGGATAATTATGACTGCTGTGACTACACTTTATGGTTCTTTTACCGAAGATGATTTGAAATCTATCCATGATTGTTTGAATGAAATTTCAAATGAAATGTCAAAGATTGAACAACACAAGGAAGCTATCAAAGATATCATTGGTGCATTGTATGATGCACATAAGATTCCGAAAAAGGTTTTGAATCGACTTGCTAAGACTCATCACAAACAATCTTTCCAAGAAGAAGTGACTGAAGATTCGGAGTTTGAAGCCCTTTACCTTGGTTTATCTGAAACAAAATGAGTAATTCTGTACGCAGAAACTTCTTAAAAGGCCTGGGAATTTCAGGCCTTTTTTTGGCTGGCGC